CTGGAGGGAAAAGCTGCGCGAAGGGAAATTCTCCGACGAGGAAAGCGGGGTTGACTACTTCCGGCGCTTCTTCGGCTACGTCAGGCGTTCCGAGTTCCTGATGGGCAGGCGCTCCGGGCGTGACGGCAGGACGTTCCGCAACTGCCTGGCGTGGATGGTCAAGGCGAAGAACTTCGACGGCATCGTTGACGGCAAGTATCACGATCAGGAGGCAGCGTAATGGCCGGGGAACGCACCTTCGAGCTTCGGGCCCAGACGGAACAGGACTTCGTGGCCGCCGCCACGGCCGCCGTGATCTGGGGCACCATGGACGCCGCTGATCTGGCGGCCATCTGTCCGCCGGACATGCTGGCTGAAGGCTCTGTCTGGGCGGCCATCTACCGCGGCGTGTGTGACATGGCCGCGGCCGGGAAGAAAGTATCCCTGCCGGGTCTGTACGAGCACCTGACGCTGGCGGTGCAGGCCAAGCTGCCGGGATATGTGCCTGTGATCCCCGCTGACCTGGAGGCGCACAGCAACTCGATATTCGGCAACAACGACGAGGCCGTGGCCGTGCTGGCGGGCAACGTTTGCCGGGAGGGGATGAAGCGGATCGCGGAGGGTAGACTCATGTCCCTGGTGGCCGATTGCCAGCGATACGGCAATGACCCGGCGGAGATCGCCGCCGGTCTGTCCTCTCTGGCAGCCGGGATGGAAGGCGGACGCCTTGATGAAACCACCCTTGCCGGGGCCCTGGATCGCATGATGGCCGTGCTGGACAAGGGAGAGGCAGCGGCCCCCCTGCCGACCCCGTGGCCCGCGCTGAACCGCGTCCTCAAGGGCGGCCTGGTGCCCGGTGAGCTGGCCGTGCTGGCTGCCCGCCCCGGTCTGGGGAAAACGGCCCTGGCCGGCTGCATGGCCGTGGAGACGGCTCGAGCCGGTGTGCCGGTGCTGTTCATTTCCCGCGAGGTCAAAGAGTACACGCTGCTGTCCCGCATCATGGCCCGTGAGGCCCGGGTGGATTCCCGCATCTTTCGTCAGGGCATCGGAAATGCCCAGGGCGTGCGCGAGAAGATTCTGCGCTGCAAGGCGGAGCTTTCCGGCCTGCCGCTGCGGATTGTGGAAAAAAGCGTGGCGCCCATGTGCCCGCGTGAGGTGCGCAGGCTGGCCAAGAGCATGAAGGGCTGCGGGCTGGTCATCGTGGACTATCTGCAGCTTCTTTGCCCTGACCAGAAAAACGCCAGCCGTGAGCGCGAGGTGGCGGAGATGTCCCGCAGTATGAAGCAGCTCGCCCTGGACTGTGACTGCCCCGTGCTGCTGCCCTCCCAGCTCAACCGGCGCGTGGAAGAAGGCGACAGGGAGCCGCGGCTCTCCGACCTGCGTGAATCCGGCGCCATCGAACAGGATGCCGACATCGTGATGTTCCTGCATACCACGCAGGCGAACCAGAAGATGCCGAAAGCCCCGGTCAAGGCCATCGTGGCCAAGGGCCGCAGTTCCGGCACCGGTGTGGCGCACCTCGTCTTCGACAAGCCCTTTGCGGACTTCGTGGAAGACCAGAACGCCAGTGCATGGGCGGCGAAGTTCGAACGGCAGGAAAGTGGGCTGTAGGTAGGAGGGGAGATATGCCCGGAAAAGGATTCTGGATGACGCTCTGGTTCTGCTGGCTGGCCGCAGTGCTGGCCGTGTGCTGGGGAGCGGGAAAACTGTGGAGGTGAGCGACATGAAAAGCCTGACGTACACACTGCCGTGGCCGCCCTCGGTGAATCACTACTGGCGCCGCGTCCTCATCGGCGGCAAGCCCAGGACTCTGCTCTCGAAAGAGGGCAGGGAGTTCAAGCAGACCGCTGTGGGGGCTGTCCTGCAACAGCGGCGGGGACCGTCCGCGCCCCTGTCCGGGCGTCTCGCCATTGCGGTGACGCTCTTCCCGCCCGACAGGCGCCGCTATGACCTGGACAACAGGCTCAAGGCCGTCCTGGACAGTCTGACCGAAGCCAGGGTGTGGGAAGACGACCGTCATGTGAAAATCATCCACCTGGAGGAAGGCGGGATCGTGAAGGGCGGGGCGTGCCGCGTGTGCATCGCTCCGGCGCCGGATCAGGTGGCGTTGCTGGATGCCTACGGGCAAGGAGGTGAGTAGAGATGCTGGTGGAAGTGGGGGTCAAAATGGAGGGCGGTCTTTTGGATACCCTGGAGAAAATCAAGGCAGGTCTGGCCAAGGCCTTCCCGTTGTTCAAAGGCCTCTCCCGGGAAGAGCTGGCCGTGCATCACGCCGGGATACTCGTCACCAACAAAGGCCAGCGCACTGTCTGGCTGCGGTATCGTGTCATGCCGGACGGGGACACTATGGATACTGCCAAAAAGCCGCAACGCATCCTGTGGGCGAAGTAGTGGGGGGGATTATGCCTGAAAATCGTATCCAGGGCTGGAAGGCCATTTGCACTTATCTGGGCCAGTCCGCGTACCGTATCCGGCGCCAGTGCTATCCGGTCTATCACATGCCCGAATCCAGGCTGGTGTGGGCTGTCCCGGAAGAATTGGACGCCCACACGGCCCGGCTGTTCACTCGGTGTCGGGAGAAGGTTGAGCGGCAAGGTGTGCCCGGATAATTCGGGCCGCGAGTTTGTTCGCGCTGATCCCATAACGTTTGGCTTCTTGGCCCAACTCCTCCCATTCGGCTGCGGCCAAAGTGACGCTGCGGTTGATGGCGTCCTCTCGGGTGCTATTCTCTCCACCCTTTTTTCGTCCAGCTCCGGGGCGCGCCCCGCCCCGGGGATCTTTTTTAGCCTTATCCTGCATTCTCCGCTCCTTCCTCTTGGCCTCAGATTTGATAAGAGACAAGCGCCTCCCCTCGCGTCTGCACGCCTCAGAGCAATAACTGTTTTTCCCGTAAGCCTGGTACTCTGCCCCGCAAATGGGGCAGATGCGCTCTCCCTTGCGCCGCTTTGCATTGCGCAGGGGATTTATCGCATCCTTATGCTCGACGTAGTAGGCCCTTCCTTGTGCGCTATCGACGGCTTTGACGGCATCCGGGGCACACGCCGGGCAGTACCGTTGGTTTGGCCCGGTGACAGTGTATGGCGCGCCACAGATGGCACAGCTATCCGTGCTGCCAAGCTCTCTCACATCCCCAGCCCTTTTGCGGGCCTTGTACGCTGCCGACTGCTTTTTCCGCCTCTCCATGCGGCACTGGGGGCAATACCATGCGCGTGGGCCGCCCAGAAATGAGCGGGCACATGCGCGGCAGGTGCGTTGCTTCAACGGGCTGTTCTTCATGACATTATTCGAGGCTGAAGCCCCAAGCATGGGCAGCATCAACCGTCATGACGCGGAAGCTCTGCCCGTTGCGATCAGTGGTCAAGAAGCCTTGGCGCATCACATCTTCCAGGGCGGTATGGCTTTCGATGCTGGGGGCGTCGATGACGCGGCGAAAAACTCTCGTGGAGACGACGGCAATGCGTTCGTCGCAGTTGTTGTACTGAGCGGTATCCTTGGCCCGAAAACTGGTTCCGTTGAAGTCGAAGGTGAGCAG